ATGGTTTATCTCCCCGAAGTGAAGAGGGGGACGCGCGCGCACGTGCGCGGATATGAAGTAGTGAGCGTTACATCAAGACTCAAAACAAGTGTGAATAAGGCCATCAAAGCGGGTCTCATAGATCGCAAAAAGCACGGCGCAGCCATCGAGGCTGCAATGAAGCTGGCGCAGGTCCTTGATGATCCGGACTGGCCGATCATCGATAAGAGATTCGACAACGTAACGCCCAGCACGTTCCTGAAGTACTGTCAGATCCTGCACATCGTTCCGGATGAGGTCATTCCGGAGAAGGGTGAAGAGGATAGCGGCGTAGTAGGACACAGCAAGTGGAAGAAGACGGCATCAGATGAGTCTTAAGGGAATAGAAGAGCCGAGAGTATATACTCCGCCGTTGAGAGAGCTCACGCCGGACACGTCTCTCGGTTTTGAGATCATAGATTTTTCAGAAAATTATCTCCATGTAGCGCTGCTTCCATGGGAGAAGTGGTTCCTGATCCACGCCTTCGAAGTCATCGACGACGATGAGGACGGATGGAGATTCAGATATCGGATCATACTTCTGCTGGTGGCAAGGCAGAACGGAAAGACAACACTCGGCTGCATAATTGCGCTGTATTTTTTATACGTGCTTGAGGTAGGTCTTGTCCTCGGGACCTCTCAGGATATATCGAACGCCGAGGACACATGGCAAAAGGCTGTAGAGATGGCTCAGGAGGATGAGCGTCTCTCGAGGGCGATAAAGCACGTCTGGTACACGAACGGAAGCAAGCGACTGCAGCTGCTCGGCAACCGTGACTACAGGGTCAAGGCATCGAACAGGCGCGCAGGACGCGGCAAGACGGCGAATCTCGTCCTGCTGGACGAGCTGAGAGAGCATCAGACTTGGGAGGCGTGGGCTGCTTTATCAAAGACCGGAATGGCGGTGAAGAACGCGCTGACATTGTGCATGAGCAACGCCGGAGACGGTACTTCGGTAGTGCTCAGGCACTTCCGGAACATAGCTCACGCGAGGCTCGGAGATCCTGATGGCGTAGTAAAGGCGCTGGGCGACAGTGACCTGATCGCAGACGACTCCGCGGACACCGGAGCGCTCGGCCTGTTCGAATGGTCGGCGCCGCCTGACGCGGATCCGGGCGATGAAGAGGCATGGTGCCAGGCGAATCCGTCTCTCGGATATACGATCGAGCTGGCGAGCCTTAAGGAATCTTATGCAGATGATCCACCTGACGTCTTCAAGACAGAGTGTCTCTGTCAGTGGGTGACGTCAGCGGTGACGCCGCCCTTCCCTGTCGAAGCATGGGAAGCAGGGCGTGACGATAAGAGCCGGATTCGTAAGACCTCGCCGCTCTGGTGGGGTGTGGACATATCGTCGGACAGAGGGCATGCAAGCATCGCTGTCTGCGGCAAACGAAAAGACGGAGCCTGGCATGTTGAGCTCGCTGAATACAGGAGCGGGACCGCCTGGCTTATAAAGTGGTTCCAGATGACGGCTCCGAAATATCCGGGCGGCATGAGAGTCGCCCTGCAGAGCAAAGGCGCTCCGATCGCGTCTCTCATGGACGTACTCGCTGCGATCGACGGAGTCGAGATAGTAGAGTGTTCCGGAAAAGACGTGGCCGGATGGTGTGGACGAATGTACGACGCTGTCGCAGCCGGTTCCGGTGGATCCGACGCGACTCCGGTGTATCACGTAAGCCAGCCGGCGCTCGATCTCGCTGCGAATATAGCTGCGACGAGGCCGATGGGCGACGGTGCCTGGGCATGGGACCGCAATAGATCGCTGGAGGACATATCTCCTCTGGTGGCCGCCACGATGGCGCTCGGGGCTGCGACACAGATTGAAAAAACGAAGGCGTATGAGAGCGCGTACAAATCTCATGGCGTCCGCGTTATTTAGGAGGATAACTGATGGCACTACTCGCGAACCTGAAGAATCTATTCAGGCCAAGCTACAAGTATATCTACATGTCCGGGGACTACGGCGTGAACGTGGTCAACATGGACATAGCAGCACTTTATGAAAGCCAGCCGAACCTGCGGTCGGTCGTATCGTTCCTGGCTGATAATGCTGCGGAAGTGCCTCTGAAGGTATTCAACCGTAAGAGCGACACAGACAGACCGAGAGTGATAGACAGCCCGGCGGCGCTTCTTATGAAGCAGCCGGGACCGGATCTCACCGCCTTCGAGTTCAAGCGGAGGATGTACTCGGATCTCCTGCTGTATGAGAGATTCATGACTCTTATACTTCCGGACAAGACTACGGAGAGCGGATGGGCGCTGTGGCCTATCCCGGCGCTCTGGATCCGAGGATACAAAGGCGAGAATCCATACTCTCCGGACTATGTGATAATCGCGCCGCCATCCGGTGCGATCGAGGTCCCTGCGGACAAGTTCATCCTGTTTCACGGATATGATCCGGAAGATCCGATGCGTCAGGTATCACGGATCAAAGCGCTGAGCGAGTCGCTGTACGAACAGATCGAGAGCAGTAAGTTCAGGCGGCAGATGTGGCATCGCGGCGGCAGATTCAATGCCTATGTGACGAGGCCGAAGGACGTGGCTCCATGGGATGACACCGCGTTCGAGCGCTTCAAGGATACATTCAAGGACTCGTGGGCGGGAGACAGTGCCGGAGAAGCTGGAGGGATGCCGATACTGGAAGACGGCATGGAGATCAAGGCGATCCAGTTCAACTCGAAGGAAGCCGAGTGGTCGGAGTCCGTGAAGCTGTCCAGAGAAGACTGCGCTGCAGTCTTCCATGTGAATCCGGCCATGATATGGCCTGGAACCGGTCAGACATACGCCAGCGCGAAGGATAACGCGAGAGCCTTATACAATGACTGCCTCGAGCCTATCCTTATGCAGGCGACGGACAGACTGAATCTAGTGCTGCTGAAGAGGATAAAAGAGCCTCAGGGCAACTACATAGCGTATGACATCACGATCAAGACTGAGGGCACCTACGAAGAGAAGATACAGGCGCTGTCGAGCGCGGTCGGAGCTCCGTTCTTGTCGAGAAATGAAGCGAGAGCTCGCCTCGACCTTCCTGCACTGGAAGGCGGCGATGAGATCATAACTCCTCTGAACGTGCTCGTCGGAGGTCTCGCGTCTGCACATGACACAGACCCGACGGTCGAGCGTTACAATTCCACGGCGCAGGCCATAGAGCATGCTCGTTCGATTCTAGGAATGAAGTCGGCAGAGAACCGGAAGAAAAGAGGAGAGCCGACAGAAGACGAGAAGAAGAAGATCGCGAAAGTGTATCGCGATTTTTTTGAGCGTCAGGGAAAGTCGGTGCTCGCGAAGCTCGGAGCAGAAGTCGAGGACTGGTGGGATGAAGACCGCTGGAATAACGAACTGACAGACGATCTCTTTGAAAAGGCGCTTGATATAAGCACTGCCGCAGGAAAAGAATCCGTGAAGGATCTCTTCGACGATGGCAAGTACGACGCAAAGAGGACGGAGAACTACATCAAGGCTATGTGCCGAAGACGCGCCGAGATGATGAATCAGGTCACACACGACGAGATCGAGGACGCGCTGGACGATAAGCTGAGTGAAGACGCTGAGAAGTCGACTCCTGAGGGCGTGTTCAAGAACGCTGAGGACAATAGAGCGGACTCGGCCGGAGCTGCGTTCGCTGGTGCCCTGGTATCATGGGCTGCCATGGAAGCGTGCCGCCAGAACGATGACGGACACTCGAAGATCTGGAAGACGTGGGTGGTCACATCCGGGAATCCGAGAGCATCGCACGCGCAGATGGACGGTGAGCGTGTTCCTTATGACGAACCGTTCTCGAATGGAGCCATGTGGCCGGGCGATGTAGACGCTCTGGACGTTGAAGAGGTCGCGAACTGTCAGTGCATAGTGGAGATAGAGATTGAAGCATAAGGAGGCTTCCTATGGATAAGAAAATCAAGAGAAAGATCGTGGAAGTGAAGGCTGCAGAGAATGGCAGCATCACAGGATATGCGTCTACCTGGACGAGAGAGCCTGACAGCTATGGAGATGTCGTGGCGAAGGGAGCTTTTGCCGAGTGCATCGCAAAGCTAAAAGAGGAAGGCAGAGTGCTGCCGCTCTTATATGATCACCAGGAATATGACCTGAACAGCTTCCTCGGTAAAGCATACGACTTCGAGGAAGATGATCACGGTCTCCTGTTCAGTGCGGACTTTGACGACACGAAAGAAGGACAGAGAGCAAGAGAACTCGCGAAGGACGGAAGACTGTGCAAGTTCTCGTTCGCGTATGACGTACTCGACGAAGGCGAAGTCGAACTGGATGACGGAAGAAAAGCAAACGAGCTGAGGAAGCTCAACCTCTATGAAGTCAGCCTGGTATTCTATCCGGCTAACGACGACACATCGGTCGTAGAGGTGAAGTCGGGACGCAGGAACAGTGCTGCGGATGAAGAGACACTGAGACAGATTATCGCGCTCGCTCAGAGCTTACTGGGTGAGCTTGATGATAATGATGGGCAGGACAATGACGCCAAGTCAAAGGAGCCGGACCCGGCCAATGACGAGGAGCGGAAGAAGCAGCTGCTCAAAGAAGCTGAAACACTACTGAAAAAGGAGTAAAAAATGACTATCGAAGAGAGACTTAAGGCTGCAATGGACACTCTCGCCAAAGTTAAGAAAGCCGTGGAGGCTGGCGAGAAGACAGCGGAAGATCTGTCCAAGGCCATGGAAGACGTGAAGTCCATCCAGGCAGAGAAGAAAGCTGCTGAAGAGGCAGACAATCTCATCAAGTCGATGACTACACCTGAGACAAAGCCGGCAGAGAAAGAGCCAGAGAAGGCCGCTTTCAAAACAATCGGCGAGTATGTCGCTAACGAGTTCAAGAAGGCGAACATCAACGTCAAGGAGAAGTTCGACAAGTCGGTCAACTATAAAGCTGCCGCCGTGATGGACATTCCATCAGCTGTATCAGGAGCGACGACTCAGTACGAGAAAGAGATCATCGAAGGCTACAGAAGAGAGCTTCTGATCGCAGACCTGTTCTCAACAGAGCAGATCAGCGGCAACGCCGTGACCTTCTATCCGGAGTCAAGCATCGTTGAAGGTGGTCCTGACGTCGTAGCGGAAGGCGCGAAGAAGCCGATGACGAGCTTCGGAGATCCTACAGCAAAGACTGTATCGCTCAGCAAGATCGCATCCTACATGAAGGAGACGGAAGAACTCGTTGAGGATACACCTTGGCTGGCTACTGCCATCAACGGCAGAGGCATGTACGAGCATCAGCTCAAAGTAGAGGACTTCCTCGTAGCTCAGCTGATGGGAACCAGCGGAGTCCAAACACAGACAGGACTCGGTGCTGACGAGATCTTTAAGGCTGCTACAGCCGTGAAGACTCAGACAAAGCTTCCGGCTGATGCGGTCGTGATCAACCCGGCTGATTATCAGACACTTAGACTCGCAAAGGACGAGAATGGTCAGTACTACGGCGGTGGATACTTCTACGGCCAGTACGGCAATGGCGGCATCATCGAGCAGCCGTCAATCTGGGGACTCAGAACAGTAGTATCTGCTGCAGTTCCTGCAGGAGAGGCTATCGTCGGAGCGTTCAGACTCGGAGCTGAAGTCCTGAAGAAGGGCGGAGTCACAGTCGACATCGCGAATCAGAACGAGGACGACTTCATCAAGAACCTCATCACGATCCTGATCGAGGAAAGAATCGCTCTCGCAGTAAGAAGACCGGATGCCTTCGTCATCCTGTCAGCTGACAGCGAATCTTAGTCCGATAGGAGGGCGCGAGAATGAAGAAGTATAAATGGCGCGGTGTGACCTATCAGATCGCCGACGAGGATCTCTGGAAGTATCCGGGGGCAGTTCCGGTGCATCCTGAAGCTCCGAAGGCGACTGAAGAGAAGCCGAAGTCAAAGAAGAAGACCCCTGCGAAGAATAAATCCCGCCAGAAGAAGCCTGAGAACAAATGAGGACCGCATGGGGTTATGAAGTGAGCGAAGGGCTCGAGCCTATAATCACGGTCGAGCTGTTCAATGCCCGGACAGGTGGTAAGTACGCAACGAATCCGCGTGTAGAGGCGGCCCTCAAGGCCGCCTCACAGGCGGTGAGAAACTGCTGCGGCTGGCATGTGAGTCCGGCGATGGAGTGCACGGCACGCCCTCACGGAGGGTCTGTGCTGACACGTCTGCCGGCAGCCTATGTCAGCTCCATCATATCCGTCAAGGAAGAAGGCGAGGATCTCACAGACGCCGACTACGAGTGGCGTGAGGACGGTCTGATCAGACGGACGGACAAGACGTGGACGGACAAGTGGAACGGCATCGAGGTCAAGTACAATGCCGGCTATGATGCCGACGCTGTTCCGGATCTCGCCGAGACTGTGAGCGCCATCGCCGCCGGAGTGCTTTCTGTAGCGTCAGGAGTGACGTCAGAGAGCGCGGACGGCGTGACGATAAGCTACAGCGCGAGCGCAGCGAGTATCGCTGCATCGCTCACCTCACAGCAGAGGAGCGCCCTCGAACCTTATAAGGTGGTCGGAAGCCATGCCGCTTAGCTTTTTCACTGACACGGTCACGCGAAGGCGGGCTGCGGTAAAGTCGAAGAACGGAATGGAATGCCAGGACTGGTCTGAAGCGGACGAGATCACGATCTCAAACGTACAGGTCACAGCGGCAGCCACTTCCCGGGACTTCGACGAGCGGACCTTAAACGTGAGCGACAGAAGGACACTGAGAGCGGGATATGATGCGGATATCATGGCGGGAGACCGCATCGTATGGAATGGCGACGAGTACGACATCGAGGGCGAGGTGTTCCACACCAAGTCGCCGACAGGACGCATCTCGACGACCAGATGTACGCTTGTGAGGTTCAAAGGATAATGGGTGCAAAGGTAAGGATAGAACATAACGGAGAAGGATGGATCGAGATCTTCAAGTCTGCAGGGATGCAGGCCGCTATCGACGAAGCCGGAAAGCGGATCGCAGCTGAAGCGGGCTCAGACTACGAGTATCTGACCGAGTACGATCAGATGCACAATAGCCAGTTCACGGCAGGCGGAGTGGTCGTAGCTGTCGGGCATGAAGGCGACAACAAGGAAGCGATCGACAAGGTCCTCACTAAGGCGGTGCACAGATGAGAGTTAGTAATGACATCGAGACGGCTCTGTATAAGCTTCTTATAAGCGAGGGCATAAGCGCCTCGGCGCATGCTGTTCCTATGTCGCTCGGAGGGGCTTTCCCTCATGTGCATGTAGTAAGGACCGGCGGGTATACGTCAGACCTCGTGGTAGAAGATAACAGCGTGGACTTTGACGTCTATGCTGCAGATCAGGCGGATGCGATGACGGCTGCATCGAACCTGTGCGCGCTGGTGCGAAGCATCGCCGGCACAGAGCTCGGCGGCGTGCCGTGCTACACGTCTGAGGTCACGACGCTGCCGTACAACAATCCGGATCCGCGTCATCCAACGATAGGACGCGCCACTTTCAAGGCGCTTATAGCTATAAGAGTAAGGAGTGAAAGTAATGCCTGAGAATAAAGACGTAAGAGTAGGGATGCCTGACCAGAAGACCACCGGTGCGATACTGAGTGCTCCGATCGGCACAGAGCTTCCGGATCTTCCGGACATGGAGCTGGACGAAGCTTTCACAGGCAACGAATATGTCTCCGAGGATGGTCTGACTCTGAGTCCATCGATGAGCACGAACAAGATCAAAGACTGGAGCGGTGCTACGGTTCGCGAGCTGCTCAACTCGTTCGATGGAACTATGACATGGACGCTGATCTCAACGAATCCAGGTCAGATGAAGACCACGTTCGGCGATAAGTTCGTCACCGAAGAGGCTGCCACAGCAGCGCACGGCAAGCAGATGAAGGTCGCGCTCGGAGCACATCTTCCGGATCCGAAGTCTTTTGTCTTCCTGATGAAGGACGGAGACGCGAAGATGATCATAGTAGTGCCGTACGGACAGATCACAGAAGTGGGAGATATAGTGTTCAAGTCAGGTGAGGTCCTCGGCTGGCCGGTAACACTATCGACATCTCCTGACGAGGACGGTCACAACATCTACATTCTGACTGATGATGGTCAGGTGCTCACAGACAGTGAGTCTTAGTTGATTTTAAGGAGGGAAACAATGAGGAGTTTTGGAAACGATGCACCTGAGTTCTTCTGCTTTCAGATCACAGGTGGCAAGAAAGTGTATAAGGTTCCGCTGGCGGCTTCGATGCCGTATAGCGTTCTGAAGAAGATGCAGAGCGCGAAGAGCGACGATGGAAAGTTCGACGCGCAGGTCGAGATGCTGAGGAAGTACATGGGCGACGCCGTGGACGAGCTGGACGCAATGACGCTCGGCTCTATCCTGAAAGCATGGGCAGAAGCATCGAACAGTCAGGGAGCTGAAGTGGGGGAATCCTAAGCCTTGTCCGTATGATCGAGGAGCATGATCGTGCTCTCGAGTACGATCTCATGACACGGACAGGGCGGACCCTCAGCGAGTACATGGAAATGGGGGCGGCCGGCAAGGTCGCCCTCTTGTCGTTTATAGGAAACCTGACGCCGGACTCCGCTCTCGCGAGAGAGCTGGATCCAAAAGACGAGTTCGGTGCCTGGTACACTACGGCAAAGACTAACGCGATCCTCGCGGATCTGTTCGATGTGTTCGTCCAGGCGAACACAAAACAGGGCAGGAAGGCTGCGGAGTATCCGCGGCCGAAGAAGCATCGCGTGATAGGTAAAGACGCGATACCGATCTCGGAGTTCTGGGACTGGTGGAATGGAAAGAGGTAAGAGATGTCAGGTAGCGGTACAGAGGTAGCAAGGGCGTATGTCACGATAATACCTAAGTCTGACGGCACGTCTGACAATGTCATAAACTCGGTCGTAAATCCATTGAACGATGGCGTAGCCAAAGCGGGAGACGCGGCCGGTGGTCTATTTAATGCGAATCTCGGCGGGATGCTCGCCAAGTTCGCGGTGCCTGCAGCGATCATCACTGCGCTCGTCGGCATCGGCAAGGTGGGCTTTGACGCGTTTGAAGAGGTCCAGCAGGGCACGTTCAACGTGATCAAAGCTACCGGCGCGACAGGAGATGCAGCGAAAGAGCTGGAAGGCGTATATAAAGAAGTCGCCAGGAATGTCGTGGGAGACTTCGGCGACATCGGAGCTGCGGTAGGCGAGCTGAATACCAGATTCGGCCTTGAAGGCGAAGAGCTTGAGGCAGCATCCGAAGAGACGATGAAGTATGCCAAGATTACTGGACAGGATGCGACGAAAGCGGTCCAGGACGTATCCCGCATGATGAACAATGCGGGCATCTCGGCGGATGAGTATGGGACGGTGCTCGACAAGCTGACTGTAGCAGGTCAGCAGGCAGGAGTTGACGTCGGCAAGCTCGCGAGCGATGTGACGGCGAACGCTGCGAGCTTCAAACAGATGGGGATCTCGACTGATGAGGCTATCGCCATGCTCGCACACTTTGAGAAGAGCGGAGCGAACACGTCACAGATCCTCTCTGGTATGAAGAAGGGCGTCTCAGAGTGGGCGAAAGAAGGCGTAAGCGCTAAAGACGGCTTTGCCGACTTTGTGAACGGAGTCGCAGAGGGGTCCGTGACTACGGCAGACGCGATAGATCTGTTCGGAGCGCGTGCCGGTCTTGCCATGTATGACGCTGCCGAAAAAGGTCAGCTCTCGTTCGAAGAGATGTACTCGGCCATCACCGGAGATGCTGAAGGCGCGCTCGATCAGGTATATGAGGACACACTCTCCGCGTCTGAGAAGATGGATCTCGCCTGGCAGAACGTAAAGCTCGCCGAGGCGGATCTCTTCGCGCCGATAGCAGTATCGATCAGCGACACGCTGTCGAACGTCATCATCCCGGCGCTGCAGAATGGCAGCGCTCAGGTGCAGGGCTTCATGGAGAAGGTCGGCGGGTACTATGATCAGTATGTCGCACCGGTCGTGGACGCGGCGCTGAATTATGTCGAGCCTGCGATCGAGGAAGTCCAGAAGACAGTCATGTCCGGCGTGGACTATGTGACGGACGCATTCAACAAGGCCATGCCGGAAGTGCAGAAGCTCATCCAGGACGTCTGGCCTGACATTCAGAACATCATACAGAATGCCATGGCCGTGATCAAGCTTGTGGTAGTTCCGGTATGGAATTACATCAAGGGCGTAATCAGTACGCAGGTGAAGATCATCTTCAATGCGGTCAAGGTCGCGTGGCCTGCGATATCTTTGATCATAAAGACGCAGATCAACGTCATCAAGAATACTATAAGCACACTCAGAACGATCATAAGCACAGTGCAGAACGTGTTCAACGCGGTGAAGAATGCCATCACACATCCGATCGAGACCGCGAGGAACATTATCAGAGGAATAGTGAATACCATCAAAGGATTCTTCCGGTTCTCGGTGCCTCATCCGAAGATACCGCTGCCACACTTCAGCATATCACCGGCAGGATGGAGCATAGGGCAGCTCGTAAAGGGCAAGATCCCATCGCTCTCGGTGAAGTGGTACAGGAAGGCTGAAGAAGAGCCGTATCTCTTCAAAGACAAGGCGATCTTCGGGGCTGGCGAGCATAATGACGAGATGCTGTATGGCCGTCAGAATCTCATGAACGACATCAGGAGCGCCGTGGGAGGCGGACAGCAGCCGATCGTGCAGAACTTTGATGTGAATATATCCGGTATCTCCGACATCGAAGATGCTGCTGAAGAGTTTATAAATATCGTTAAGAGAGATATGAGGACAGCGTAATGGCTAAGACGAAAAAGCCGACAGGACTCACGATAAAAAGAGAGGGCGTAAACTTCATTTTAGGCTGGAGCAAAGGTGACAAGGACTATGGGAACGGACAGGCGTTCCAGTATCTCCTGGACCGCGATGGCAAGTCGGACAAGTGGCAGCCGGATCCGGCCAAGAGTCTCGGAGCGAACGTGACATCGCGTAAAGAGAGCATAAAACTGTCAGACTACTATCCGAACTCCGGGAAGCCGAAGCTCCTCGCTGTGAAGATGAGAGTCAAAGGCAACAGAAAGACATACAAGACCGGGAGCGGCAAAAAGCAGAAGACTATCAATCCCGGATGGTCCGATTATAGCGACAAGGAGTTCAAGCTCGCAGTCCCGGCAGTGCCTTCGCTGAAGGCAGAGCTCGACAGTGTCCTGACGAACAAGACACTGTTCTCTTGGGAGACAGAAACGTCTACATCGACGGCCGCTGTGTTCACGGACTGCTTCTATGAGTCTATCCGTGTGGAGAACTGCGACACGGACAAAGGATCTGACATAACGTTCGACAGTAGCGATCCTACATACATCAGCGGCTCGGCGGCGGCGACAGGCAGCCTCCCGATCGAGGAGTCAGGGATGAACCTGTCAACGACATCGTACACCAGGTGGTTCAGGATAAAAGCGAGAGGACCGCGCGGAGACAATAAAGGCGGCTGGATATATGCGAAGCATGTATACGCCAAGACGCAGCAAGCCACTATCGGCGGAGAGGTCGAGGTAGCGGACAACAATGCGACCGGCATGGATGTATATGTGGGCTGGGACGCACCGGCTGACCACTCTCGCCCTATAGACGAGACACAGGCGCAGTATGTTCTGACAGTCCCGGGTGCGGATCTCTCGTGTCCTTCCGGTCTCACATGGACTGATGCGGATATATCCGCGGATACCAGCGCGACAGATCATGCAGCGTTCGCCATAGACAACCAGCTTGACGAGGACGAGTGCCTGTTCGTAAGGATAAACACCAAGCACGACTCAAGCATAACTTACGGCGCGCCGAAGCTCTCCAAGATCGGAGTGCTGAAGTCGCCGACAGGGCTGTCAGTAAGCACGAACAACACCACGCACAAAGCTACGGTCACAGCAACGAATAACAGCACGGTGCCTGACGCATTTATGGTAGTGACCTACAGAGCGAGCTCAGGCACTACTATAGACATCGGCGTCATACCTCATGGATCGAGCAGTGTCACCGTACAGGGTCCGAACTGGGATGACGAGGACGCGATCGCGTTCGGCGTACGAGCGGTCGTCGGATCCGCGACGGCAGTCACGAGGAATGATGGTGCGGACGGCTACAACGTAGTCGAAAGAATGAAGTCCGATGGGATCTTATGGTCCGGAGGAAGCGTACCGAAAGCGCCGTCGAATGTGACAGCGGTGCCGACGGACAAGAAGGGCACGATCAAGGTCGGCTGGGGATGGCCATGGAGCGATGCTGACGGAGCGGAGATAGCGTGGTCTGATCATGACGACGCATGGGAGTCCACTGACGAGCCGAGCACCTACGAGATACCGTTCCTGCGTCCGTCCGAGTGGAACATATCCGGACTTGAAACAGGAATGACATGGTATGTATGCGTTCGTCTCTTTGTGAAGAGCGGAGATGACTACATATATGGACCGTGGAGCGACGTCAAGGCCGTGAGCCTTGCAGAAGCGCCATCAGTGCCGAAGCTCACACTGTCCGCCGGCGTCATCACGCCGGATGGATCCGTGAACGCATACTGGGCGTACTCATCGGAAGATGGGACGCATCAGATGTACGCGGAGATCTGCGAGGTCACGATCTCCGGAGGCGTGCCTGTATACGGTGACGTTATAGCGCATACAGTGTCAGCGCAGCAGATCACGATCAATGCGAAAGATGAAAATCACGAGTGGAGCGCAGACTCTGTCCACTATCTCGCCCTGAGAGTGATGTCGTCTGCAGGCAAGCTGTCAGACTCATGGAGCAACATCGTAGCGGTGCAGGTAGCGCCTCAGCTCGTATGCAGCATAACATCGACGAGCCTCGTGTCAGAGACCATCACGATGGACGGAGTGAGCATCGCAGTCAAGTCACTGAAGGAGCTGCCTCTTACCGTAACGGTATCCGGAGCGGATGAGAGCTGCGAGACTGAAGTCGCGATCGAGCGCGCCGAGGACTTCCATCTGGAACGTCCGGACGGCCGCAACTTTAACGGCTACGAGGGTGAGACGGTAGCTCTTAAGAAAGTGCCGAGAGGCGGCACGATAGAGATCGATAAAGAAGATCTCATCGGTCATCTGGACGATGAGGCGGGATATAAGCTGGTCGTGATCATAAGAGACGGCCTCGGAAGAGCTGCAGAGGCGGATCCGATCGAGTTCATGGTCAACTGGACGCATCAGGCGCTTATGCCTGAAGGCGAAGTACAGGTCGATAAAGCGAACCACATCGCGATCATAAAGCCGGAAGCGCCGGCAGGCGCGCTGAATACTGACAGGGTAGACATCTACCGTCTGTCGAACGGCTATCCGGAGCTCATATATCCGGGTGCCGAGTTCGGAAAGAAGTACGTGGATCCATATCCGGCTATAGGAGATATGGGTGGCCACAGGCTCGTCTACGTGACGAAAGACGGCGATTATAGGACAGCTGAGGCTGATGGTCATGTACTCGCCTGGAAGGACTTCCTTGAAGAGGATGGCGACGAGCTGGACGTTCCTGTGAACATCATCGACTTCAACGGACAGCATGTGGAGCTGATGTACGACATCGACCTCTCGGATAAGTTCGAGAAGGACTATGAAGAGGTCACATATCTCGGAGGATCCGTGCAGGGTTACTTCGGGAAGGTCGTGAAGAGGAAGTCGGACATCAAAGCCTCGATCGTGACGGATGACGAAGACACGATCAGGTCACTCGCTCTTCTGTGCGACTACTCCGGACCGGCGCATATCCGGACGAGAGACGGATCGTCATACTGGGCGAACGTAGATGTCCAGCGCGAGCTGGTACAGAGTACAGCGCACAACATTTGGAAGTACACGTTCAATGCCTCGAGGTTCGATCCGGAAGGCTATGACGGAGTACTGCTGGAGGATTGGAAGTAATGGACTGGAGCAAAGGCTACATCGCTGAATACTATATCTCGATCGTGGATCCTGCGAGCTGGCGGGACAGTGAGCGCATCGAGATCAAGAGCGGCAGCGCTTCCAGGACGGACGAAGGGCTCCGTCAGTCTGCTGACATAGCTGTGAGCAGCTTCGACAGAGAAAGAGAGCACTGGATAAGGGCGTGGATGAACGTAGAGCAGAATGGCTCGTCCGAGCACGTTCCTATCTTCACCGGGATAGCAAGTGTCCCGGGTAAGACTATAGGAACGAGCACGAACAATGTGCCGCTCGAGTGCTATTCCGTGCTCAAGCCAGCTGAGGACGTTCTCCTCGAGAAAGGGTGGTACGCACCTGCAGGGATGAGCGGAGGCGACCTTATCAGGTCTCTGCTCGCCGTGACTCCCGCTCCGGTGGAAGTGGAGGAAGGCTCTCCGCTCCTGGTCGACTACATAGTGGCCGAGGATAACGAGAACCACCTCACGATGGTAGATAAGATCCTGAAGGTCATCGGATGGCGTCTCCGGATAACAGGAGACGGACACATACTCGTAGGGCCGCAGCCGACAAAGCCGGTCTGCGTGTTCGGTGACGAGTTCGATATCGTCAGAGGTCCTGTCGAGATGAACGACGACTGGTACAAGTGCCCGAACGTCTTCCGCGCTGTCTCCGGAGACATAGCAGCTGTCGCGAGGGACGATTCGGAAGACAGTCCGCTGTCCATAGAGAACAGAGAGCGCGAAGTGTGGATGGAAGAATCCGACTGCGATCTTAATGACAATGAGTCGCTCGAGGAATATGCTGCGAGGCGATTAAAGGAAGAGCAGCAGACGATACTGTCTCTCTCATACAGCAGAGGCTTTGATCCGGAAGTGCTGCCGACCGACATGATCCGGCTGCACTATCCGGAGTACGGCATCACAGGTACATTCTGCATCAGGACGAATGATATCGAGTTCAACGACATGACGACAGTGTCTGAAGAGGTGGATACATGGGCGTAAGTATAAGAGAACTGGCAAGAAGGTTCGAGAAGGCGCTCGAAGAGAAGCTGAAGCCGACAGGATATGATTCGGATGGAACCGTCACGAGAATCGAGGACGGCAAGATCTGGGTACATATTCCGGGCGGAGTTCCGGAGACTCCGGTAGACATTACAATGGCTGCCGAAGTGGGCGACGCCGTGAAGGTCAGGCTCTCCGGAGGGAAAGCATGGCTCACAGGGAATAAGAGCGAGCCGCCTACAGGAGACAAGATCGCCAAAGAGGCGCAGCATCTCGCAATGTCGAGCAATAGAAGAGTCGCGAAGATCGAGGAAGAGATAGCAAACGGCGACATCGGTGCAGGGACGGTCATCTGGACGACGACTGCGGATCCTGCCCTTCCTGATTATACGTTCACCATCACAGATCTTCAGGGCGAAGGCACTCCGAAAGTCGATGACATCATTTTTGCCGGCGCGTATAGATACGTGATCAGGTCGATCGGGAAGACGACCGTACTGGCAGGAGACCGCGAGAGCATCAAAGGAGCTGACGGAGCGACCATAACAGGCGTGACGGAGATGTATGCGCTCAGCGCGACTACGACTGCTCCTGCGGACGAGGACTTCTCTCCGAACGTACAGACGCCGACGGAGCAGCTGCCGTATCTGTGGAACATGGAGGTCATCTCCTATTCGACAGGTACGTCCACGCCGCAGGCGAAGCACATCCTGCTGACGTATACCGCGGGAGTAGAAGGCCGAGGCATAAGCGCCGTCACGGAATACTACTGCAGAAGCACGAGCCTCACGGCACCGGCGGACGCAGACTTCGGGACGTCGGTTCCGACGCTGACAGAGACGTATAAGTATCTGTGGAACTACGAGCTCATAACATACACCGATGGAACAAGTCCGACGAAGACGGACAAGCGCATCATCGGCGTATACGGCAACAGAGGATACGGCATCACACAGCTCACGACTCACATGAGATCCCAGCCGCTCGCCACTATCATGAGCTGGGTGGGCCTTGTGAATGATACGTGGAGCGGAGTCACGAGCTACAGCGGTCAGATCGGCGACACGGTCCTGATCGCGTGCCAGGTGACAGACCATGACAATATAGTTGGATACATGAGATGCGTCGTCAAGGGATATAATTCCGGGACGCAGATCCTGACGACTGACAACCTCGATTTTATGATGGGCGAACAGGGTGAGCGGGGTCCTCAGGGTCCTGAGGGGCCTACGGGTCCGCAGGGTCCTCCGGGAAAGACGAGAGTCACGCTGCAGAACGGTGATGACCTGAACAACTGCATCACGAAGGACTATGTCTATGTGACATCATCGACGGCCGTCTGTAATTCGCTCCTGAACACTCCATACGGCTTTCCTGCGGGCGAATTAGAGCTGGAGGTATTATGGCTCGGCTCTGACAATTACATCGTCCAGAAGCTCACCTGCAAGGGCGGAGCGACACGAAAAGTGTACCTCCGGACGTACTCGTCCGGAACGTTCGGTGCCTGGACTGAAGAGGGTGTGCCTTACGGCCTGTGTAATACGACCGCAGGTACAGCTGCGAAAGTGGCATCGATATCGTGCTATGACCGGGACAGCAATCCTTATGTCGCGATAAAGTTCACGTATGAGAATACAGCTGCAGCACCGACGCTGAACATAAACAACATCGGCGCAGCCCAGATCATGACGAACGGCACGAACTCGGCATACTGGGCAGCCGGCGCGACAGTGAACTTCTACTGGGACGGAACCTACTACCAGGTAGCATCGTCTCCAGTATATGCTTCTGAAGTCACGGTCGGGAATCCGAACGGAGACAACGTGCACATCGGCAACAGCGCTGTGCAACTCAGGAGAGCCGGCAAAGTAAGGACGCAGGTCATCGATGAGGGACTTGAGGTGCTTATGCCGGACGGAACGACGAGGAAGGCACTCTTCGGATCGCCGACACAGATCGGAAAGAAGAGCAACACCACCATCTGCGCGGAGTTCGGCGACAGTTATGATGATGGCGACGTCGGCATCTGGCTCGTGCAGGGAAACTATGGCCAGATAGGAGGCCTTGTATCGGCACAGAATCCGGCTGAGCGAGTGGTGGATACGCTGTATCTGCTCGCCGGAGATACGAGCAACAACACCGGCCAGGTAACGTTCGGAGCAGATCGGACGGATCTGGCGTTCCGCCATCCGTATGGAATGGGCGAGCGTGCCGGTCACATGGGCGTAAGAAAAGGCGATACGGACGACTCTTACGGCTATTCGTACATCTACACCGACAACCTCAAAGTAGACAAGGCGGGGAACCTGAGCTCCGGAAAGAGCATCTCAGCTCCATCCATGATCGGGCAGATAGTGATGTTTGCCGGAGCGAGTGCGAGAGTACCGGCGGGCTGGAAGATCTGTGATGGATCCGCGCTGTCGAGAACAACATACTCGAGTCTGTACGGAGTCATAGGAACGACATGGGGTTCCGGAAACGGATCCACGACATTCAACATCCCTGATCTGAGAGGACGCGCTCCTGTGGGAGCCGGACAGGGAACAGGACTGACGAACAGAGCGCTCGGAACGACGCTCGGATCCGAAGATGCTATCGTGCCGTATCATAGACACTCGGTCTCGAAGGTGACTGACGGCATCTCCGGTGGATCTCACTCGCACCATGTCTACTATCGTAGCGATAATACGATAGGCGGTAACGCCGACAGGATCGGCACGTCTTCGACTCATGAAGGTGAGCGGTCCGCGGTGCCGAGCGGTGGATCACATAATCATGACCTGCCGGCGCACAACACCAACTACGCCGGAACATCCGGGAACGCGACCGGAGCGAACATGCAGCCGTCAGCTGCGGTGAACTACATCATATTCACCGGAGTTATGAGTTAGTCAAAAGGCGCCTGAAGAGGCGCTTTTATAATATTTCTATCTTTGATAATGAAGAGGAGGTAAGAACGTGGCTTTGATAGACATCGACGTGAGCAAAAGGCCCGGCACCATCGAGATCGGTGTACAGGGCGAAAATGAAGCCGAGGGTGTCGCGTTTGATGTCACGCCGTGGGTGAATGAATATGGACTCGGTACGGCGTACATCTACAATCAGCGGAAAACTGATGCGGCGCCGTACTTCAAAGAGCTGCCGATCACAGAGGCAGATGACGTGTATACGGCGACGTGGATCTATGACGACGCAGACACAGCCATCGCAGGCGAAGGCATCTGCCAGCTGATCTACGTGAAAGGCGATATCACAAAGAAGACGCCACAGCACGTAACGGTAACAGCCAAAAGCCTTGGCGATGGATCCGGTGACATTCCGGATCCATACGAGGACCTGCTGGCGGCAGCACGAGCTATCTACCAGCTGATGGTAGGCCAGCGAGAGGCTACAGAACAGGCTGCACAGAATGCTCGTCAGTATGAGCTGGCAGCCCAGGAAGCTGCAGGAGATGCAGCGGAATCGGCGGAAGCCGCAGCGACATCCGCGCAGATCGCCGGTAACGTATTCCAGGTAGCAGGAGATGTGACTTTCCCTGTGGATCCGGATACAGGGGCCGTCTACGCAGTATTCAGTGAGGAGGAATCTTAGAATGTCAGTAACAGTAGATCTTGTGAAAGATACAACGATGAAAAATGCGCTGGATAAGCAGAACGCCCTGCTCGAAGTAATGGCAGCGGAAGCGCTGCATAGTCTGTCTTCGGACTGGACCGGTCTTGCAGATCTGGCGGACACAGGGCTGTTCGGATCCGCGTACAGCATCGGAGACCATTTTGTTGATACGTGGACGGACAAGTCAAACAATACGGACTATACATATCCGTGGCAGCTTAATCACATCGGCAACGTAGAACTGCAGGATGGTGAACAGCTTGTGAGCAGGCCGTTCCTTCAGGCACACTACGCGCATCCGTTCGGAGTACAGTTCTCTCATCAGAGAGCGTTCCTGAGATGCCCGAGCGGACTCGCTGCAGGCACGTACTACTTCACGATCGAGTCCGCGTGGGGTTCGAACGTAGGAGCGGGCGACGTGGTCTGCTTCACTACGACAGTAGCAGTGCCGGCAGGCGGAAGAGTATCTGGCTGCTATGGAGCTCCTGATCAGGCGAAGTCGAACTGGAGGATCTACACGCACTCGGCGGATGGAAAGACCATCCTCGAGACGATCACACCGACGTTCACGGCATCCGGAACGAGCCTCGGAACCATGAAGGCGAATCAGAGGGACGGGGACCTGAACTCAGTGCAGGAGATGGCTTATGGCTGGAACAGATGGAAGACATCCGCTCTCAGACAGTACCTGAACTCTGACAAGGGCATCAACGCATGGTGGACCGCTCAGGACGACTGGGATATCGCTCCGACAGAGCTGACAACGAAGCCTGGCTTCCTGACAGGCATGAGCGAAGAGTTCATCGACGCCATCAAGGCTGTCAAGGTCGTAACATATCCGAACACTGTCTACGATGATACCGGCGGCAATACTCCGGACATCACATATGACAAGGTGTTCATACCATCACTCGAGCAGATCTTCGTCAATCCGCAGAAGTCGGGTGAGGGTGAGTACCATGAGTATTGGAAGAGGAAAGCCGGAGCGAGTTCTCCGCTCGCTCAGTACGGGACATATCCAAACATGATCACCTACGCGGTAGAGAACCACGCATCGGCTCAGATCGTCCGCTTGCGTTCGGCGGCTCGTGGCGGTGCCTACAATTCGTGGTTTGTCACCTCCAGCGGCTTTGTCGACAGCTACTACGCGAGCTACTCGTTTAGGTTCGCCCCGCTTGTGGTTCTTTAGAATCGGAGGATCTCAGATCTCCGCACCCACTGGATGCGGAGATGGAAAAAGATAAAGGAAAGATGGAATGGCTGTAAACGCTGGAGAAAGAAACGTACCGGACACACCTCAGAACCGTCAGCTCGACGCATGCGAAAAGACTATGGAACTCGCGCTGCATACGATCCAGATCTGCAAGAACAAGAGGATATTCACTGTCGAATATCAGGAGGCTCTTACAAACGACATCATAAAGTGCGCGAAGGACATATACGTCCTGGCATGGCGTGCGAATAATATCTACACGACGGTGGAGAACGGAAGGTGGCCGGACCGGGAAAGGCTGCAGCTGCTCTCGATATCGAAGTGCAATGAGCTCATCGCGCTGATCAATATCGCGAGACGGCTGTTCCATCTTAAAGGAAAGAAGGTAAGATATTGGACTGAGCTCGTAGTCGACGCCAGGGCGATGCTCCGTAAGTGGCACGACGCGAACGCAGATCAGTATAGGGCGTAGGCTGTGCTCAGAACGTCCGCTTGCGTTCGGCGAATCGTGGCAATGCCTACAATACGTGGAATGTCAACTCCAGCGGCAATGTCAACAACAACAACGCGAGCAACTCGAATAGGTTCGCCCCGATTGTGCAGATGGTGGAACGAAAAGCCTGCACACAGTGCAGGAGTTCCCGATAACAGACACAAGGAGCCGAGGCCCTTGCCTACTGGCAGAACAATACTGTAGCAATGCGGAGGACTTGCGAGCCTGATCCGCTGTCATGTTATGGAAAATATAATTGAATATGATGCTTTATGGGAATCGGGAATGAAGTGCAAACGCTGCGTGCTGTGGAAGCCGTCTGTGAAGCACTTCAATCTCAACGCCGTCACAGAAGTGCTCCGGATGGAGAAGAAACTGAAGGCCGGGACATGGAAGAACGGCAGGCCGAAACCGATAAAGATCCTGTATCCGAAGAAGAGAGACGGATTGAGTATAGCGATACGAGACCGCGTATATCGACGCAGCATAAATGACAATGTTTTATACCCGGCTACGACGAAGTCGTTTATACTCGACAACTGCGCGTGCCAGAAGGGCAAAGGCATAGACTTTGCCAGGACGCGCCTGAAGAAGCATCTGTGGAACTATTACACACATTATGGAGCTGACGGATACATCCTCCAGATAGACATCAAAGGATACTATCCGAACATGCGCCACGATGCAGTGAAAGCGAAGTTCCGGAGATACCTGGACGACGACACATACAGAAGAGTGTGCGACATCCTCGACACGCAGTATGTCGGAGATGTCGGATATAATCCGGGATCGCAGATGGTACAGATCGCCGGCATATCGCTGCTCGACGATCTGGATCACTACTGTAAGGAACGGCTGCATGTCAGATACTATTTGAGATACATGGACGACATTCTGATCATACATCAGGATAAGACGAAGCTCAGAGAGATCCTCGCCGAGATCGAGCGGAAGCTTCGCTGCATTGGATTCCGGCTGAACGATAAAAAGACACACATAGCTCCATTGAAAAGAGGGTTCCTGTTCTGCGGCTTTGAGTATCATCTAACGGATACCGGTAAGGTGATCATGTCGCTGAATAGTGATAACATCCGGCACGAGCGAAGGAAACTCCGCAAACTGGTGAAGCTCGCCAAGAAGGGCGAGGTCACAAGAGAAAAGGTCGACGAGTGCTATCGCAGCTGGCGTGCGAACGCATGCAAAGGAACCACCTACAAGATGGTGCAGAGAATGGATCACTATTATCAAAGCTTATGGAGGTACTGAGATGGTCAGGATCGAGCGTGTAAACGTGGAAGAAGAGCGGGACAACGAACTCGCTGCAGCTAAGGCTGCGAAAGCGAGATCAGTCCAGGACTACAACATTATGATGGGCAACCTTGAGGACCCGGAGGAGGATGAAGATGAATGAGCACAGCGAGAAGTATGAGCTTGTCAAAGGCTACTATGAAAGTGGACTATGGAAGATCAAGGCGGTAAGAAATGCCGTCAAGAAGGGCTGGATCACTATCGAGGAGTTCGAAGAGATCACCGGAGAGATCTATGAAGACTGATCTCGAGATCGATGAGATGCTGTCGGAGCTCGACCTTCCGGAGCTGCTCGCTTTATCGCGGCGGATCCTGGACGAGGTCGAGCTTCGCTTTATGGAAGAGGAGGCAAGACATGAGTTATGAAATACTGATCGGAGCCCTCAGTCTCATCGCGTTAGTCGCCGGTGTTATCAAGCCACTGTTCGAGCTGAACAAAAACATCACGCTTCTGACAGTGAGTGTGGACGCACTGAACAAAACACTGAGCGAGCTGAAGGAACGTGTGGATACACATGGAAAAGAGATCGACAACATCAATGTCGAGCTCGCAGATCACGAGGCAAGGATCAAAATGTTGGAGAAACAATAGAAACAAGAAGGTATAAGGAGAAAGCTATGAGTGGATTGATAAAAGCAGCTCTGATCAGAACCGAAAGAACGGCGCTGCAGTATATCGTGTCGACATTGCCGCCGGGAGCGGCGGTCACGCCAGTTCTGCTTCAGGAGCTTAACTGGGACGCGTTCAAGTACGTCGTAGCTGCTTGGATTGTTGCCGGTGTGCTCGACTGTGTAGCGGCGTTCGCTTCGGCATTGCTGACAGGACTTCCGGAAGTGGATCCGGCGGAGGATGACGATGCGTACGTTGATGATGTCGAGCCTGCCGATGAAGAGCTGGAGGAGGATGAGGATGAAGCCTAACTTCTATAAGCAGTATGATTCGGACTGGGCAGGAGTGAGCGGAAACGGTGCAACAGTCGCAAAGAACGGCTGCGGACCTACCTCGATCGCGAACGTCGTGAGCGTCCTGGTAGATGCGAAAGTGACTCCTGCGACGGTATTCAGGTACATGGCTGACCATAAATATGTCAGCGGGAAATGGGGATCCACGTGGGATGGCATCACACAGACGCTGAAGCACTTCGGCATCACGAAGTTCAAAGTGACTTCCAGCGCAGACGCGGCGAAGAAGGCCATCAAGGCCGGGCACTGGGTCATCGGCGTGGTGACATATTCCAGATGGACGAAGGGCGGTCACTTTATCGTCCTGTATGATCTCAACTCAAAGGACCGCTGCCAGATATCTGACTCAGCATCATCGAGCGATGCGAGACAAAAGAACGGACCGTGGACAGAGTATAAAGCAGCCGAGAGGATGCAGTGGATAGACATCGATCCGAAAGACTATCCGAACGCGCCGGGCAAGGCCAAGAAGTCGACGACGTTCACACTCTGGGTGTCAGATGCCTATGCGAACGTCCGGAAGGGACGCGGTGTAAAGTATGGCGTCAAAGGTATCCTGAAACGAGGCACGAAGCTGACGCTATACTCGTACAGCAACGGCTGGTACAGGATCAAGACTGGAAAGTTCAAGGGATACTACATCAGTGAGACCACACTGTCGAAGTATGAGCCGTATGTGAAGAAGTTCGAGCTCCTGGAAGAGATGAACCTCAGGAAGGGCTACTCGACAAAGACGGACATCATCAAGCAGATCCCGAAGGGCACGAAGGTGAAGTCATCCAAAAAGAAGGGCGACTGGATATACGCTCCGAAGTACAAAGGCTGGATCTGCGTTCAGTCCGGAGGGAAGGTCTATCTGAAAGAGGTAAAGGAAGAAAAGAAGGTCGAGACGAAGCCGAAAACAAACGCAGAGAAGCTGTGCGACATGATGCAGAAGCAGATCGCTGAGATGAATGAGCTCGGCTTCAAATATAAGAACAGCGGCTGCGCAAAGACATGGACCGGAGCCAAGAAGAAAGGCTTCGCAAATTGTGCAGCGACGCTCTGCTATGCGATGCAGCGTCTCGGTCTTATACCGAAAGGCATGATCTTCTGGCTGAACGAGGGCGAGATAAGAGCCCACAGCGAGAAAGAACGGAAGGCTGCCATCAAGGCAATCAAGAAGATCGCCAAGATAGACCATCCGAGCAAGCCTCCGAAGAAGGCGGGGCTGAAGAAGGGTGATATCTGCGGATACTCACCGCACACGCAGGTCTTCGAAGGCTGGAACGATAAAGGCGAGCCTCTGTGGGACTCCTGGGGGACTTCTGATCCAGGCAAAAAGATGCCGAGAGTGAAGAGTTCATATACGAACAAGAAGATCGGCATCAGAATAAGATTAAAATAGACGAGGATCCGCGTGCAGCGCGGGGTCACCTCCTGTTTTTACCCCGGACTGAACTGTCCGGGGTGTTTTTTGTTTTAGGGTAGCCACTTGGGTAGCCACTTCATAATGGTGAGTTATGGTGTATTTTGGTGGGTAGCTTGACAGAAAACTATATTTTATAAAAAAGATAAGAGTCTTGAGAACGCTGGAATTGCAGTGCTTTCAAGGCTCTTTTTTAATGGTGCACCAGAGGCGATTCGAACACCCGACGCACGGTTTAGGAACGTTTTTTGGAACGTTGAAATATCAACGTTTTATGGCTGGGTAGCCACTTCGGAGTGGCTACCGTTCAATATCTTACCGGCCTCGAGTATGTCATCCCGATCTACATGAGTGTATATGTTCGCAGTCATTTTGATATCGGAGTGTCCCATCAGCTTCTGCGCTGTCCGGATGTCGATGCCCTTCCGGGCGAGATCCGAGCAGTACTCATGCCGGAAGCAATAAGGAACGAGATCCGGCGCGAGCGGGTACGGCGGGATAAGCTGGTTCCTGTACATCTTGCATCCGAGATATATGTTCAGCTGACGCTTGAAAGAGTGCCAGAGCCTGTCATGGTTCTTGATCTTGCCGCCATCCCTGGTACATGCGATGTACTCGAACGGTCCAGTCTTCTTTATAAGTGCAGCAAAGTAGTCCGGGATCGGAACGTACCTGTCGGCGTTCGCCGTCTTGGTGCCTCTGATGTGCAGCATGTAGCATCCGCGGTCCGTGGATATGTCGCGTCCCTGGCACTCGGCTGCCTCAGACGGCCGGCATCCGCATAGCAGCATCAGCAGATAGAAGTAGTACCGCCTGTCCTTCACCGCGACATCCAGCACGGCTTTCCGCTCGGTCGCAGTGAGAGCCCTCCTGCCGTGATGTGTTCCTGCTGGCTTCTGCAGATACAGAGTCGGATCATCAGCTCTCAGATGGTTCTCTACAGCGTGTTTGAAGATAAAGCGGAGCGCCTGGTACACTTCATTGATCTGAGTCTTACTCTTGCCCTGCTGCAGATTCAGGACGAGCTGAAGCTCCATCGGCGTGATGTCTGCGACGGTCATGTTGCCGATCTCGTCAAGGATGCAGTGCTTCACGCGCCGCATGTAGTTCTTCCGTGTGTTCTCTTTCTGGCCGATCTTGTACGCCTCGATGCACTTCACGGCCCACACTTTGATAAGAGTGCTGCCGCCTTTGATCTCAGTTCCTTCTTCCAGCGCGCGAAGTCTCTCTGCGTACTTCTGGCCGAGCTCCATCTGAGTGTCGGCGTATACGCAGTACATCTTGCCGCGGTATGTGAATCTCTTCCTGTACTTGTACTTCTTCATAGCTCTTCCAAAACTAAATAAATAAGTTTATTTATGCGTTTTTATCCACCATTCCATTCTTATCACTTTTTATATATCCGCCAGCGATAAGCAGATTCGCCTGCTTAATCAATTCGGCCTGTCCTTCGTCATTTAACTCACGGAACTTCGAGATCAAGATCTCTTCTGAAGAGGATAGAACATATTCAGAAGAAATCGCATCCGGATAAAATAATGATGCCGGATCTGTATGCAAAGCTTCAGCGAGCCTTGCCTGCATGTCGCGTTTTATGTTCTTTACAAGCCCACTCTCGTATTTGTTTATAGCTGCTTTTTTTACGCCGATAAGATCTCCGAGTTCCTCTTGAGTAAGGCCGAGGCTTGTCCTCAGTTCTTTGATTCTGCTTCCGATTTTGTCGCCCATGTCTCTTCTCCTTTAATAGTATCTAAATTATAACATTGACTATCTAAAAATCAAGAAAAAATATCTTGACAGGAAATAATCGAGAGGTCTATAGTATAAGTATCTAAATAAGATACTAAAAGGTGAAGGAAATGATGAACAAGACTTTAATGAAATCATACATCATGAGATACGACGGCAAGCAGAGTGTTCTGGCTGAAGCAATGGGAATCAGTCTCTCAAGTCTGAACGCCAAGATCAATGGCAAGACAGCTGAGTTTACTCAAGGAGAGATGGATTTTATCCGGAAGAGATACAATCTCGGACTGCAGGAGGTCAGCGACATTTTTTTTGCACAGTAGTATCTAAAAAAGATACTTTGGTGATACCCTACGGTTATCACCTACAGATATCTATTGACATAGATATCTAAGAAAACATACATGAAGGAAACATGGAGGAGACGAGATGAAAAAGAGTCCAGGGCGCAAAGAGCGCCGAAAGATCGAGCATGAGCAGCGGATCGCTCACGGTAAAGAGCTCCAGCACATGCACATCATCGAGCAGCGTAAAGCTGCGAGGGCGGCTTATAAGGCAGCGAAAGCTCGGAAGGCGGAGGTGAATCGATGAAAAACTATGAAGGCGTCTGCCGGTTCTGCGGTCAAGTGCAGACGGTGCAGGCGAGTAGCCAGGAAGAGGCGAATGAGATCGCGACGCTCAGCTGTAACTGCGATGAGGCTGAAGCGTATCGCCGCAGAGAGGAGCTCATGACACTCATCGACAATACGTGTCAGGACCTTCCTGAGGACTGCGGATTCGTGAACATGTCGATCGGCCAGATCAAAGCGCTGCGAGATCTCGGCAGCATGGTAGCGGACGGATTCATTATGAAGGCCACTATCGATATCGCAGACTCGCGCTGCATGATCAACCGGAAGAAAGACGGCAGCTTCACATTCAGGCGTAACAAAGTCCTCTGCTTAGGGGGGGATATTTAGAAAAGACGAGAAGGGAGTCACGATGAAGAGCGAATGGAGAGTATGCAGCAATCCTGTAGCAGGTCGAATGCAGTACGGAGTATATAGGCTCCGTGATGTCAACAAGACCATGGAAGGCGGAAACATGGAGGTCATGTGCTACTGCGACACGAAGAAGGAAGCTCAACAGAAAGCGAAAGAGCTGAACGCGCATGAAGCTGAAACTTATTGGAAGAGAGGGAACGAAGATGAATGAAATGGAATGGGGCGCCTGGAGCGTGGAGTACAATCCGCAGAGTGAGATGTACGATGTCTTCTGCAGAAAAGATGAAGAGACTCGGATCCATAGCTCGTGGTGCAAGAAGACGACCGCTGAAGAGGTCGCCGAGAAGCTGAACCGAGGTGAGCAGATATGAAGATCTTATACTTCGAACAGGATAAGGAACCGAAGATCATGAATATCAAAAGAGATCTCGCGGTAGAGCAGAAGCTCGTAGGCGGATACATAGAGGTCTATCCGGTGAACGAAGAGATCCTGATCATCTGCGATGAAGAAGGATGGTGCAAAGGACGCAGCATCAACAGACTCGTGGAAGATAAGGAAGGCGTCATACATCAGGCGATCAGGGGCAGCTTCTTCGTCTGCGCTAACGGTGAAGAGGACTTCAAGAGTCTCTCGGACGAACAGATCCAGAAGATCATGAAGCACCTGAGGCCTGGAAGATATCCGGAGTGGATCCAGTAGAGGGGATGCTGGCATGGATAAGAGAACACTGATCAAAAGACTCAAGCTCAAGTGTAATGATGCTGAGTTCATAAAGAGGTCGCAGATCGCTGCAGCGTTCGGATGGAGCAAGGCTGACAGCGCGAACAAGATCGTAGAACATCTGAAGCCGGTCTACGGACCGTACTACGACATCAGAGAAGTCGCAGATGTGATCATTCAGGGGGCAAGGTAGAGATGAAGATGAATGAATTATTGAAGAAGGTCAACTGGAAGTACATCAGAACACAGCTCGAGGCGCTGCCATACATTTTGGCAGCATGCCTCCTGTGCGGTGCGTTCTGGTTCATCACGAGCATGCTCGCAGTGATGTGTGAATATTAGGAAGGGAGAATGAAGATGCCAATGATTCAATATAACCTGATAGGCGCGATCGGAATTACATTGACGTATCTTCTATGTGCTCTGGACCGTCTTTGGGGATGTGAACAGAATGTGCCCATGGGAATAGCGTGGATGGTAATGTTCGGGCTGAACGTGATATACATCGTCCTGCATCTATTGGTGGAGGTATTGTGATGATCATAGATCTCTCAGAGTTCGATAAGCTCGAGCGGATGCTGCGGGATGCTGGCATTAAGTATGAGCGCGAAGACGAAGAGGACGGCACGCCTGACTATAAGTGGGAGTTCCATCAGTTAAGGCATCCGGAACCGTACGGAGAAAAATGGCTCTGGGATGTTGTGTGTAACTCGGCGTCATACGGCCATGAAAAAGGGCTGCTTGAAATATGGGGCAAAGACATAGCAGAGCCGGAAGGATGGCTCACGGCAGAAGAGTGCTTTGACAAAATCAAGAAAATAGTAGCAACGGAGGTCAATAAGAGACTGGATGAATATGAACGAAGCAGAAAAGAGAAGACGGATCCAGAATGAAGCGGAAGTCCTCGATGCTATCACAGACCATCCACTTCACTCTGAACAGATCGCGATCCAGACGCATATCTCGACCGGAGAAGTGAACGCTGCGATCCTGTCGCTCAGGAGCCGGGGCATCGAGATCTGTGGCGACGATGCTTATGACGGATACTACTACGGATGTCCGGCGCTCCTGAAGAAGACGGTCACGCTGCTGAAATGGCAGCGCCAGCTGACGGACATGGCCATAGGCCTTTTTGAAAAGAGGCTCAAGGAATATGAGAGAGCGCGTAAAAACGACAGGGAGGAAGCAAGATGATGAAGAAGCTGCTCATGGAAGTAGGTGAGCTAACTGATAAGGAATACGCCAGGGCGAATGAACAGTATCCAGCCTTCGCGTCTGATCATGAAGGTCATGATGTCATGATGGAGGAGATCGAGGAGGCTGAAGAGGAGCTGGAACATATACACAGCATCGAGATCGCCATGAAGTACGCAGTCAGGAGAAACGATGCTGAAGACGTGAACAAGACGGCGATGGCGATGTATGAGACCGCGCAGAAGATGGCAGCGGAATCTATACAGGTGGCCGCGATGGCTCAGAAGATAATCGAGAGCCGGGATCTTCGGAGAAGGAAGACGTGGCCGGTCATGCCGATGCTGAAGTAGGAGGAAAGCAGATATGGAAAAAGAAGGCGACATCATAAACAGCCCGAGCCATTATAAGCTGCCGGGCATGGAAGTCGAGTGCATCGACATCATCAGATCCGTACTGGGACCGGATAAGTTCCAGGGCTTCTGCAGAGGCAACGCGATCAAGTATCTCGTAAGGGCAGAGCGGAAGAACGGAACGGAAGATCTCGAGAAGGCTCAGAAGTATCTGTCCTGGGAGATTGAAGCCAGGAAAACATCCGGGGGGGGTGTAGCGCATCAGGAGAAAGCCGCGCCTAAGCCGGAGCCTAAGAAGAAGCCTCAGAAGAAACAGGAGAAGGCGTTCGACATGGGCAAGCTCAGAGCGCTGCATGAAGGCGGCTGGTCTGTGGCGCAGATCGCCGACGAGATGGGCGTATCGCAGCAGACCATATACAACAAGCTGAAAGAATTACGGAAGAAATAATGGTATGAAAGGGGAGGTATGCAAATGGCTACCAAGGATGAAATCAGGAAAGAAACAGAAAAGATAAGAATACAGAAGTATATGTCGTTCCAAGACTTAGCTGATGAAGTAGGCGTGACGCTGGATGTCGCAAGACACTTTATCACAGATGGTCACTGTAAAGAGGTTGAAAAGTTCGCGAAATGGTTAGGAGTCCCTTTGGACGGCGTGACAAAAAAGACTGCAGTTGAGAGGTCGGTGCTGAACCAGCAGGTTGATATAGAGATGTACCGCAAAGCTCTCAAAGACGCCGAGAAAAACCAGACGAGAGAGAATACTACAGTAGGTCTTAGGACCGAAGCATACAAAGAAGTAAAAAGAATGGCGAAGCTGGTCTCTTTAGAAAAACAGGTGAATGTGACTTACAAGGACGTGGCGTCTGATTTGATTATATTCGCAGCCGGACAACTGAAAAACAGTAAGGAGTAAATCCGGAGAGGCTGGAACATGATCATGGAGGGAACACATGGATGCGAATATAAAACCGAAACAAGGGAAGCCTGTCCTCATTCTGCTGGCAGACGGCAGCATACATGAGGGACACTGGCTGAAGAACGCGAACCGGTACGAGCAGAACGTGAATCGCTGGCGGATCTACAAGACCGGAAAGACGGTGCCTGATAGCAAGGTAATCGCCTGGGTGGATCTTACAGATCTCGTCAGGATCAAGGGTCCGGAACCGGGGATGACTGGGCCAGTATTCTTCCAGCTTAATATGGAAGATTTTAAGATCAACTGGAATAAAAAGATATAGCTTACAGACAGAAGGAGGAAACATGGAAAAGATTGAAGAGGAGTATAGTGCAGCGCTGGAAAAGCTGATAAAGGTGAAAGAGGAAGTCGCCGCAGGAGATAAGACGCTCGACGATCTCGATGAAGCCATGGCGGAAGTAAGGCGCCTCAAAGAGAAGAGAAAGATGCTGCAAGATGCAGACCGCCTTGTAGAAGAAGGCGCTGAGCTGGATGTCGAGGAGGATCCGGAAGAAGAGTCTGAAGAGGGTGGACCTGATTTTGATGACATTAACGAGGCGCTTGATAGCATCATCGATGAGGTAGGCAGCCATAAGGATCCGAAGCATGAGCATGCGTACATCATAGGATTCAAGTCCGGCAGCGAGGCGAAAATGTGCGCTGCAGGAGACAGAGCGTCTCTTTTGGCTATGTTCGTCTCGCTTAAAGAGCAGAAGCCGTTCTGCGACATCAAGCCGCTGGACGCCAAGGCACGCAAAGAGATAAAGAAGTTTATCGAGAAGCTCAAGTAATAATCAGTTATCAAGCCCGGCGGCACTACAATTTAATATCTGCGTTCGGGCGCAGAACTACAAACTATTTCTTTGTGTACAAAATATTAGTTTGAACAAAATATAAAGTAATGCCGTATCATCGCGTGATCGCGTAGCTAATGAAAATCGGGTTTACCCAAACCGCCGCCGGGCTGATATATACGAAGGGGATTATGAAACATATAGAAGCAAAGCCGTGTCCGTTCTGCGGATGGTCAGTTATAGAAGCAGTCTTTGAGAGGAAAGACGGCAACACGCTGTATCAGATCAGATGCAAGTCATGCAAGTGCGGGACAGGCTGGTTCACGTATTGGGGAGCTGCGGTAGACGCCTGGAACCGCAGACCGGGGGATAACAATGAGAATGCCAAAGGGTCCATGCCTGGGCTGTCCGGATAGATCAGCGGAGTGTCATCGCAAGTGCGCGAAGTATGCTGACTATATCCGGCGAGCCGAGATATGGAGGAAGTATATTCAGCAGCAGAAGCTGCCGGAGATATATAAGAGAGAGCTCACGAACGACTTCAGCAGGACCAGGAGGAAAAGATGAAGTACATCATAATGTGCGGCGGTCACTATAAGAAGTGGGAGACGCCGAGACAGCTCATCATGGTGAACGGTGAGCACCTGGTCGGAAGGACTATAAGGCTGCTCCGCGAGAATGGCATCAAAGACATCGCGATCAGTTCTGATGATCCTGTCTTCAGCCGCTTCGGAGTTCCGGTACTGCAGCATGAGAACGACTACTATGCGAGACAGTACAACGATATGGACGGATACTGGTGCAACTGCTTTTATCCGACTGATGATCCTGCGTGCTATCTCATGGGTGACGTCTTGTTCTCGCCTGAAGCGATCAGGACGATCATAGAGACTCAGACGGACGACATCATGCTCTTCGGATCCAAAGCACCGTTCGCTCCTGAGTATCCGAAAGAGTACCGGGAGCCGTTCGCCTTCAAGGTGGTAGACCAGTACCATCTTCACAAAGCGGTCGACCGCGTGAAAGAGCTCGACCGGATGGGCGCCTTCCGGAGGAAGCCTATCGCGTGGGAGCTCTGGAGCGTTATAAGAGGAACGAACCCGAACAGGGTCGACAAGCACTATGTGGCCATAAACGATTACACATGTGACATCGACAATCCTGAAGATATCGAGAAAGTGAGGAATGCCATCGATGGATCCGCTGATTAGTGTCATCGTTCCGTTCCGGGACGAGGAGAAGTGGATAGGAAGGTGTATCGACAGCCTGCGGATGCAGCGAGGGCGCTTCGAGTTCCTGCTCGTTGACGATCACAGCACCGACAGGAGCACAGATATAGTCCGCGAGCACATCGAAGGCGACTCGCGCTTCGACTTCTCTCATCTTACGAGCTTATACGGAGTGAGCGCTGCGAGGAATACAGGAATCGGAAACGCAACAGGCGATTGGATCACGTTCCTGGACTCGGACGACGAGATGAACGAGAACGCATATCCGAGATTCATGGCGATGCTTGAAGAGGATCCTGACGCTGCCATATACCAGGCGAACCATCTGAGGTGGTATGAGAAGACGAAGAGGCTCGCTCAGAAGTACAATAACGTACCGGGAAAATATGATCTGGAGAATCTTCCGCAGTGTTGGTGCATGGTATGGAACAAGCTCTACTCTTCAAACCTATTAAAAGGTACAAGGTTCAAGTACGGCCTGCAGTATGGTGAGGACGAGCTCTACAATCTGTGTGCGTTTGCGAGGCTGAAGCGGAAGAACGTGGAACCGTACATCCACTGCAGCAGCGAGCTGACTATAATCAAGCACTTCGAGAACAAGGGGAGCCTGGCACATACGAAAGGCGAGGCCGAGATCCTGCAGCAGGCAAGAGTCCTGACGAACTTCGTAGAAGAACATCCGGATCCGCAGATAAGGCGCGCGGTGCTGGCGCTCCTGAGTGAGCACTGGAGCTCGCCTACATATAAGAAGATATTGTGCGGAGGTGAATAAGATGCTGAGCCTTATAGGATATCTATTGATAGGCGTGGTCATAGGTATAGTCCTCATGATCATCATAAGCGTGCTGGTCGTATCCGGCCGCCAGAGCGACGAAGAGTATGAGCGCGACCTGAAGGAGTACATGAGCTCCATCGAAGGCTCAGATGGGCTGGAGAGAAAAGATAAGTGATATCACGGTCCAATTCCGGGGACCTTGATATAGCAGATGAGGATCTGCTTTCTCACATGCGCTGAAAGCACGCCGGGCACTGAGTTTTGCGTCGCTGTTTTCCATCGGTGCCTGGCGCAGGCCTTCAGCGTAGATCAGTGAGCTGACCGTGCCGGTCTTATCATTTCACCGGCATGCTGCATACTATGAAAAACCCTTTCCCGGGTCGGTCCTGCCCCAAGGACCGGCACGGTGAGCTCACAAATATTACATATATATAATAATTCCGAAGGGGCATGCTGCGGCGTGCCCATAGAGCTTGATAAGAGTATTAACGATATGACCAAGAGACCTGGACTGAAAATCTATAAGGACATGACGAAAGCCGGACGAGTAGTAGAGGCGTACATCCATCCGGGAGCAGGAAGTCATATCGGAAAGAGAAACCCGAGAAGAAAGATCACTGCCGACAATGTTCGGAAGAATAACGAGCGGATCGCAGAGCGTCACCTTCGTCTTCTGATCGAGGCGAACTTCTACGAGCACTCCGGGCTGTATACTCTGACGCATCAGGGTGACATAGATCCGGAGACGGCGCAGAAGAGACTCAGGAACTTTATCAGGCGGATGAAGAGAAAGATGCCTGATGTGAAGATGCTTTATGTGACAGAGTACATGAACAAGCGTCCGCATCACCATGTCCTTATCGATACGCTGGACGCGGATCTCGTTCAGAAGGTATGGGGCTATGGCATAGCGAGACTGTCCATGACTGACGAGAGCGGAGAGTACAAGAAGCTCGGGAGCTATCTGACGAAAGAGACCAGCAAGACATTCAGGATGAGTGGAGCGCTGAGCGCGCAGAGGTACGGACATACTCGCAACCTCGTAGTGCCGGTGACGAAAAGAGAAGAGACGTCGATAGAAGAGCTCGAGATGGATCCGGAGCCGATACCGGGATACTACATCGACAAGGAATCCATCAGAAGATACGACCATCCTGTGACAGGTCTTCCGTGCCTGGAATACACCATGGTCGCTATAAGCGAGCCACGCAAGTATAGAGTATGGCCGAGGGGCAAGCGGGCCCCGAAGGGCGAGAGGTTCAAGATCGAGGAGTGGAACGAGCAGGAAGACGCGCTCGCTCAGCTTGGCGTATAGAAAGCGGGGGATAGGATGACAGGCAAAGAGTACATGCTGCAGTACTGGCAGGCGAAGGTAATAGTCGGGAGACTGGAGAGCCAGCAGGCATCCATAAGAGATCTACTCGGAAACGTGACGGTGGATCCATCGAGCGAACACGTACAGACATCAAGAGATCCGGATCAGATCGGGAAGCTCGTGGCGATGCTCGCGGACATCCAGGACAAGCTCAACGAGGAGAAGCTGAGAGCGATAGACCTGATGGACGAGATCTATGGAGTGATCAATAAGCTCGGAGATCCGGACGAGCAGCTGATACTGCAGATGCGGTACATCAAGATGCTGCCATGGTCGAAGGTGGAGAAAGAGCTGGAGAAGGTGCAGCGGTACTACTGTCTGGACTGGGTGATGCGGAAGCACCGTCACGCGCTCAAAGAGATCGAGCGGCTTACAAACTGTCTAAGCAATTCTAAGAATGAATGCGATATAGTATAAGCGTGAAGAAGGCATAAGAGAGCACAGCCGCAAGCATTGTTTTTCTTCATCAATGTTTCCTTCAAAACATCAACAAGAGTGAGAGGACCGTCGGATGCGAACGGTCCTTTTGCTTTTGCTGATGCGGTTATCTGATCAGGTGTGATATGGACAAGCACGACATAGTCTACTTTCTGAAAGATGATATCGAGAGCGACGAGCTGAAGTACAGTCTGCGAAGCGTCGCGAAGAACTTCTATCACGGAGACTTGTGGTTCGTAGGCGGACAGCCGCGCGGTCTTGTCCCTGATCACAGGATGCCGATCAGACAAAATGCTGCCACAAAGTGGGAGAACGTGAGGAACATGCTGAAGAAAGTATGCAAGAACGACGACATCTCAGAAGAGTTCTGGCTCTTCAATGATGACTTCTTCATCGTAAAGCCGTGGACTTCCGAGACGGCGCTGTACAATGGGACGCTTGAGCAGCACATCGAACATGTCGAGAAGAGGCATGGCTGCCAGGAGACCAGCTACACAGCGAAGCTCCGGGAATGCCAGCACGCTCTTGAGAGCGCAGGGTACAGCACGCTCAACTATGCGATACACTGTCCGATGCTGGTCGACCGTCGGAAGATGGCCGAGACTATACGGACGTTCCCGGACTGTCCGATGTTCAGGAGCCTCTACGGCAACATGAACAACGTAGGCGGCGAGGACCATCGCGATTGTAAGATCGTAGGCCTCGACCGCCTGTTAACAGACACAGAGTGGCTAAGTACATGCGACGAGAGCTTCCGTGACGGAAGAGTCGGAAGATACATCCACGAGCTCTTTCCGGATCCATCTCCGTGGGAGAAGAGACCAGGGGGAGGGGGCACCGCATGAGCACCACTGGGAGTGGGGGTAGCGACCCGCGCTGGTCGTTAGCCTGGAAGAGACTGAGGCAGGAATGCTTCGAGAGAGATAAGGCGAAGAACGCGAGGTGCGTTCACTGCGGTCAGCTGATCAACTACAACGTGCCGCGGTCATCGACAGACGACAGCTATGAACCTGACCACAGGATAGACGTCGCGGCTCATCCTGAGCTCGCGTTAGTGCCTGAGAACGTGCAGCCGTCACACAGACGATGCAATCGTGCAAGAGGCAATAAAGCAGGAATAAACAATCTCGGCCATCAGACGAGAGACTGGTCGGCAGGGATAGGGGAGTAAAAATCTTGAAGAAGGTCGGCTCGGCCAA